TCCCTCTAGTGCAGCGGGTGCAATAATAGAGCCAATCGCGCTTGCGGCTTCGTCTGCGGCATTGCCTACTAGCTGAAGCTGTGCGCTAAAAGAAGTAGAGGCAACCGCCGCTTCTTTGTTAAGAGCCACGTTGTCTTCATATTCGGTGTTAGCCTGCGACAGGGCATCTGAGAGCACGTCGGCTCGAGTGGCCAAGGTGCTAAGAACTTCGTTTGCTTGACTGCCGTTCAGACCAAGTGAGCTTAAGGCCGCTGAAACATCCCCTTCAGATTTCTGGATGTTGCCTAAGCCTGTCACAACGTCTTCAAATACTTTGGCTGACTGTCCGTTAAAGAAGTCTTCTCTTAGCGCGTCACCCGTACGCCCGGTTATCCGTTCTAGCCGTGCCAGCTCTTCACCGCCGCTGCGAATGGCATCGTTAATCGCTTGAAAGGAAAGTCCAATCTGTGTGCCGCCAGATTCCGCCTGTACACCCACCGCTTTCAACGCCGTGGATATGCCTAGCACCTCAGCCGCGCTGACGTTAAAGCGAGAGGTGGACAGCGCGACACGAGTCGCTACTTCTGCAATCTCTGACTCTGTAGCGGCAAAGTTGTTACCGAGTTGAACGATGGTTGACCCGAGTCGATCAACTTCGCTTATTGCGGTGCCTGTAGTCGTTAAGATTCGAGTAAGAGCGACGGCGGCTTGCTCTCCAGCCAAGTCCGAAGCTAGGCCGAGCTTACCAACAGTTTCGGTAAAGCGGAGAATATTTTCGGCACCTTCTACGCCAACCTGTCCAGCACCTTGCGCGATAGATAGAAGCTCGGCAGACGTAACAGGAAGATCACGGGATAGTTCGCGGATGCTTTCGCCTAAGTCGGCAAGTGCCTTACCACTTATGTCAGTTGTTTTTCCGACGCCAATCAGGCCGCGCTCGAAGTTGGCAAAGGAGTTTAGAGAACCTTGAAGAACCGCCCCAATACCAAGCGCGCCAAAGGCCGCGCCAAGTTTCTGCACTGTAGAAGTGGTGGTTTGGCTTTGTCGGTCAAGGCGGTCAAGGTCGCCAGTGGCACGGCGAAGGCCGTCTGTATTAATTCTGAAGCCCAGACTCGCGAGGTCTTCCATGCAAATGCTCCAAACTTGGACGGTGCCGCTTCTCAGCGGGGTAGTCTTGTAAAATTCTCGGTCAATTATAGCACACAAATAATTTAGCGTTCAGGAATGAAAAAGCCCCGAAACGGGGCTGTTGTGGAGTAGCGGGGTTTTACTTTTCGGCGCTTGCCATGATTGCCTTTTCAATCAGTCGGCTTGCAAATTGAGTATCTGTTAGCGTGATTCCGGCAATGTCTTCTGCCCGCTTCTTTGCTTTGTTGAACGCTTCAAAGGCTGTGGCTGGCAGGGTTACGCGCATTTGTTTTCTAGTGTGTTTAATCATTTTACTGTGAACCTTGGAGGAAGTTCTGCCGTCGCTCTAAAAGCAACATTGTGTGCCACTTTTATTGTTCGACCTGCCATAACGCTTTTCATTGCCTTTATTAAAGTGTACGTCTTTTGGCTTACGGATAGCTTCCTTTGTCCCATCTTTGCGGAAACCAGCATATTCCTTAAATGATCCTGAGTACTTCCTGCGACAATTCCATAACCTGTTATCACGGTTTTCATAAATTCATGTACGCTTTGCTCTGTATAATCTCTACAAGCCATAGCTATTATTGCTGTCACCTGGGATTTAGATATTACCGTGTTTATTCTCTTTACGTTTTCCTGTGCCCAAGAGGATGCCTTTGTTATTTCATCTTTGTTTTTGTCATAATAGTCAAATGTTGCTGACTCAGTGTAGTGCTTGGCATAACTTGCAGAAGTGGACGCTCTCGCCCAGTCGTTTAACTGCGTCTTGTCATGCGCTATCATAATCCTGAGTGAAGCCGCAATAGACGCGGACTCCTGCGGGTTTACGTTTCTCTCCATAGCTAAATAATCACCGCTTGTTCTTTTTACACCTTTGTCTACGGTCTTTTTTGCTATTTCGTCCATGACAAAAATATCAGTAAGTATTGACTTCCCGGCTTCAACGCAAGCAGTAAGCCTGTTGTGGCCATCGTACAAAGTTCCGTCTGCAAGAAACCTTATCCTATCACCGTTATGCCGCCACTCCCCAGCCAAGATATCAGCCTTGATTGCCTCAAGGTTTGATGACCTCATCTTTCTGTTACCCTTGCTTTTTGCCAGCCACTCTGCGGCCATTTGCGGAGTAACCAATACTTTGTCTGCTGTAAATGTCATAATGCTTTCCTTGGTCTGGTTTAATTTCATGCGCCTCTCACAACGCAAACCCAGATTATCTATATTGCCGCCTGCTGTCAACAGTTCGCGGCATTTTTTATTATTGCTGTCGTATGTTGTTGCAATTAGAAGTCACCCACAAAAAAGCAGGAAAAGCTCTAAGCCGTTCCTGCACACACTAAGATCACTTCGTTGCTTGCGCCGCCAAATCGGCTGATCTATCCCGGCTTTCTATCAAATGACTATGCATAGCCGCTAGCGTATCTTCATTGCGCTCAATGTAAGGCACGTCGTCTGCAATGTCGCCCTGCTCGCTGCCTTTGTTGCGCCAATTGACATACGCCCTAGACATTTCCATCAGCATCTGCGCATCCCAGCTAGAAAGCCATGATCCTGTTAGCCGGATGTAGCTCTCGATCTCTTGCCAGCTAGTCGGGCTGATTGACATACCCCCCTGCCCAACTAGCCCTAACTCTTGCACTGCGCTTGCCAGGTACTCCAGCCCCCTGATCTCAGGGGTGCAAGTGTAGGGATGCCCTTCGCCGTACTGCTCGTAACGATTGCGCTTGTCCTCTTTGCGCGCCCGCTGTGGTACTGAGTGCATCCATCCAATCTGTCCAGCCCAGAGCTTTAATCTGTCTCGGCCAGCTGAATAAAATTTTCCTGATTCAGCACCCAGCGCAAAGATTGCACACGGATGTCTTTGTACTTGAAAAACATATCAATCAGCGCGGCTTCGTCAGCGTCTTGATAGCCGGGAATGTTCTCGGTTTCCAGCGTCATCCGCGCAAACAGGTTTGCATCTTCGCGGGCAATTTCTTTTGCCGTGCGTGTGTCTTTCTTGCCGCTACCCTTCATTGCTTTGCGCTGGAATGCTGTCCATGTGCCGGAGTCTGGGCCTTTGAGCTTGATGCGTAGGGGTTTGTCTGTGCCTTTTCCGGCATACGCCAAATCGCCATCAGTGCCGGGCTTGGCTAGATGCAACCACGAGCCGGTTTCAGATGCTGATTCGGTGTCAAACATTTGTAGAATATTGGATTCGTCTTTTGCGAGTTTCATATCTCATGCCTTGCGATAAGCATCCGGGATTTAGGTTGACGGGCAGGCGGTGGATGAAGCCGCTTTTTGGTTGCCCTAGCCCGTCAAAACTGGTTAAAACTTAAGACGCTGCAACGCGCACAATAACCGTGTTGATTTCTAGGTTTGCGGTTGATCCTACCATGCTGTTGGCGGAACCTGGGGCCTTGGTGTAGCTGAAGATTCGGGCGCTGTAAAAGTCAACAGAGCCGTCTTGATACTCAATCTTTACAGCGTGCTGCTGGTTTTTGGTTGAGCCTTCAGTGCCATCTTTGAGGACCGTCTGGCCAGCGTCTTCGGAGTCGAAGTTAAGGCCAACTGACTGACTGCCGTTGTTGATAAAGCCTTTAAACTTCTCAGTCACGCCAGTAGCAAGAGGGTTTGATTCTACGACCTGAACGGTTGGGCCATATTCGGGCAGGTCAATAACTCCGCCAACAAGGACAAAAGTCATTGCATCGTAACCGGCTTCGTCAAAGGTTGCGGGGTCACCCGCTACTATAGAAAAGATCGTGCCTGTACTGGTGATTTGCGGCATTGCTGTGCTCCAAATTTGGATAATTCGTCATCACGACGGGCAGTCCTAGAAACTGCTGAGGGTAGTATAGCACATGCGCGGGCGAGGAAAATAGCGTAGCTCTAGACGCAAAAAACCCCACATAAGCAGGGCAGATAAAACAGGGCGTCATCACGACGAGCCAAGCAAGCATTCTAACCTGTATATGGAATGGTGACAATCACCGCAAGTCGATCATCTTCTGGCTGTATCTCAAAGCTGTACGGATTGCGCTGCACTCGAACCAGTCCTGTGATTGTCGCGTTCTTCAAGAATGCCGCCTTGACCTCATCCGCTGCCCTGCTGGTTACGATATAAGCGCCGGGTGCGGGCCTGTTAAACACGGACACCTGAAACAAACCCTGAGGTACTGTTTCGTCTGTTGGGGCTAAGCCATTGTCTATGCCGGTGTTAGGCATGACCATAAGCTCTAGCCACACTCCTGAGTTTGGCGGCGTAAATTCTTGGCCGGGATAGGAAATGGGATAGCCGAGAGATTCAGCCGCAAGCTTTGTGAACAGGGCTTGTGCTATT